GCCCGTCATCACGCTGGACGCTGACGACGTGGAAGAAGACAGCGTGCAGCTCGTGCGCCGCATCCTGCCCACCAAGAGCGTGCGCCTGGGCTATGAGCGCTACTGGTTGACCAACACCAACGGCAGCACCCTGCTCACCGAGGCCCAGCGCGAGCGCCTGCAGCAGCCCCATCTGCTGGCCAAGGCCACCAACACCGTCACAGGCCATCTGCTGGCCGTGGACGAAGACATCCAGCCCACCTGCCTGCTGGCCAGCGCCGCCGCCACCGCCGAAGCCACCCGCCAGGCTGCCCTGCGCGGCACGCTGCGCTACGTGTACCGCCTGGCCTGCTTTACCGCGCCGGCCCAGGTCAAGCTGGGCGACGTGCTGGCCCTGAACCTGGGCCGCTTCGGCCTGAGCAACGGCACCCTGGTGCGCGTGGTCGGCCTGCGCGAAAGCCTGACCGGTGGGCGCATCGAACTCGAGGTCTTCCGCTGATGGCCAACCTTCGCCTCATCGCCACCAACGCCGTGGACGCCGCCACGCTCAGCAGCAGCGACTTCCAGGCCACGCTGCCCGTCACCAACCTACAACTCGAAGGCCGCGCCCGCGTGGCCCGCACCGTCAACGCCAGCGGCACCAAAACCATCAACGGCAACTTCGCCGGCAGCACCATCTGCAGCGCCCTGGTGCTGTACGGCCACAACTTGAGCGGCACCGGCACCTGGCGCCTGCGCCTGTACAACGGCATCAACCAGACCGGCAGCGTGGTGTACGACAGCACCACGTTGCAACCGCAAAGCGTGATCGGCTGGGGCAGCTTCGCCTGGGGCATCGAGCCCTGGGGCAGCAGCACTTTCCGCAACTGGGAGCAGCCCTTCTGGGTGCTGTACTTCAGCGCGGTGTACGCCCTGAGCTTCCGGCTGGAGCTGGTGGACACCCCCAACCCCGCAGGCTACCTGCAGGCCAGCCGCCTCATCATCGGCAGCTACATCACCCCGGCCTTCAACGCCGAGTATGGGCTGCAAATGGGCTGGGACACCAACAGCCAGCAGCGCCGCACCCTGGGCGGCAGCGTGCGCACAGACCGCCGCGCCAGCTTCCGCCGCCTGAGCTTTGACCTGGCCGAACTGGACATCTCCGAGCGCGCCGTCTGGGTAGACCTGGGCCGCAGCGCCGGCCTCCACCAGGAAATGTTCATCAGCGTCTTCCCCGATGCCGGCGCCGAGCTGGAGCGCGACCACACCCTGCTATGCAAATTCAGCCAGGTGCCCGCCAGCAACATTCCCACGCCCAACAAGTGGCGCATGAAACTAGAAATGACAGAGGTGTAACCCATGGCCGACCTGACCCCTTACGCCATTACCCTGGGCGCGACGGATTACCCGATTAAGTATGCGGGGCTGCTGGGGTATCTTGACTCGCAGCTAACTTCAGTGCAAGCAACGGCGCCTAATCCATCTGTTGCCAATCAAGTGTGGCTGGATACTTCGACAACCCCTCAGACACTACGTCAAAGAAACGCGGGAAATACAGCCTGGATAGAAATTGGACGATTTGATCAAACAGCGAACTCTTTTCAAGCTGCGCTAATCGATGGGGCGGTAACCACGGCAAAGATCGCCGACAGCAGCGTAACCACGGCAAAGATCGCCGACAGCAGCGTAACCACGGCAAAGATCGCCGACAGCAGCGTAACCACGGCAAAGCTGGCGCCGACGATTGCGCCTAATGTCTCTTCCTTAAACGGCGGCCCGCTGGCGGGCTTTCGGAATCTAATCATCGATGGTGGCTTCAACATTAACCAGCGCGCCGCGGCCACGAATGCCGACGACACCTACGCGCACGACCGCTGGTATGCGCTGACACAAACTGGCACCATTGCCGTCACCACGCTGAACAACGTGGCCGATGGCACGCCCTTCATGGCCCGGCTGACGCAAAGCCAGGCCACCGCCCAGCGCATGGGCTATGCGCAGATCATCGAAGGGATCAACTGCAGGCATCTGCGCGGCCGCGAAGTGACTTTCCGCTTGGGCGGCGTGCGCCTGTCTACCGCATCCAACGTCCGCATGGCCGTGCTGGAATGGACCGGCACCGAGGACGCCGTCACCAGCGACGTGGTGAACAACTGGACAGCCACGGTGTACACCGCCGGCAACTTCTTCCTCGCCTCAAACCTCACCGTCTCCGGCGTGGTGCAGCAAGCACTCACGGCCAACACCCTCACCAATGGCAGCGCCGTCACCGTAACCCTGGGCTCCAGCTTCAACAACCTGATCGTGTTCGTCTGGACCGAATCAGCAGTGGCGCAAAACGTCACGCTTGATCTTGGAAAAGCGCAGCTTGAAATCGGCAGCGTGGCTACGCCGTTTGAGGATCGGCCGATTGGGGCTGAACTGGCGTTGTGTCAAAGGTATCTTCCATCAATCACAGGCGCTGTCAGTACGCAGTCCGGGTCTGGCGCGATGACTTCTACTACTCAGGCATGGATTCAGTTCAAGTATCCAGTGAGTGTTAGGGCGCCAGCTACCGGAATATCTGTTTCAGCGGCAAGTGACTGGGCACTTTGGTGGAGTGGAGCAGATTTAACTGCAACAGGTGTCACGTTTACAACATCCACGAATGACTACGGCACTTTGCTCATTGCGGTGGCTTCAGGAGCGACGACCAACGCCGGATGTGCTTTGCGTTCCCGGTCTGCAACAGCTCAAATTCTCTTTACAGGATGCGAACTATGAGCAACTGGAAATACGTCGACGCCACCAACACTGTTGTTTGGCGTGAACTGGAAGACGGGCGGCAAGAGTCAATGCTGACTTCTGCGCTGCCTGAAGACACTGTGGTTGAACCCGCAGACCCCCCGCCCGCGCCCGACATCCCCGCCCTGCGCCGTGCGGCCTACAGCGCCGAGGCTGACCCCATCTTCTTCCTGGCCCAGCGCGGAGAAGCCACCCAGGCGGAGTGGCTGTCGAAGATCGCGGAGATCCGCGCCCGCTACCCCATGCCGGAGGCACCATGAGCGCGGTGCTGACGTACCTTGCCCTGGCCTTCGGCGTGACGTACCTGCTGTACGTCTTCTACGGGTGCGTGATGAACGTCAAGCGGGTCCGTGACATGGGCAAGCTCTCGCCCATCGGCTACGCCTTCGGCTGGCCCACGCTCATCATCGGCTACGTGCTGGACATCATCTGCAACTGGTTCGTGATGACGCTGGTGTTCCTTGAACTGCCCAAGGAGACGACGGTAACCGCCCGCTTCAAGCGCCACAACCGCGAGTCCACCGGCTGGCGCCTGTCCATCGTGCGCTTCTTCGAGCCGCTGCTTGACCCGCTGGACCCCAGCGGCGACCACATCTGAGCCGCAGCCCGCCGCCAGCGCCCGCACACCCCAGCACCACCCGCCCGCCACCATGACCCTCGCCATGCAGCAGAAAGCCGACCTCGCCGCCGAAGCCGCCAAAGCCGCACCGCCCATCACAGTGGCCGGCGCCACGGTGGCGGGCGTGCAGGTGAATGACCTCATCCTCTGGGCAACGCTGTTGTACCTGGTGCTGCAGATCGGCTTCCTGCTCTACCGCTGGCAGCGCCTGCACTTCGGCGCCGGACAGAACCAGCAGCCCGCCACTGACGGCTGAATCCCACCGCACCGGCCCACCCACCCATGAAACACCCCCGCATCATCGTCACCGCCCTGGCCCTCAGCGCCGCCGGCCTGGTGGCGTTGACGCAGGATGAGGGCTACACCGACCAGGCGGTGCGCCCGCTGCCCACTGACCGGCCCACCTACGGCTTCGGCTCCACCTGGCGGCCTGACGGATCGGCCGTGCAGATGGGCGACACCATCCGCCCGCCGCAGGCCCTGGCGCTCACCCTGCGCGAAGTGCGCCAGGGCGAAACCGCGCTGCACCGCTGCGTCACCGCGCCGCTGACGCAAGGCGAGTTCGACAGCCTGGTCAGCCTGGCCTACAACGTCGGCGCCAGCGCCGTCTGCAACAGCACCATGGTTCGGCTGCACAACGCCGGCCAGCACGCCGAAGCCTGCGCGCAGTTCGACCGCTGGGTGTTCTTCCAAGGCCGCGACTGCCGCGACCCCGCCCACCGCTGCGGCGGCCTGCCCAAGCGCCGCGCCGCCGAGCGCGCCACGTGCGAAGGCCAACCCCACACCACCACCGCCAGCGCGGCCGGCGCCCGATGACGCCACGCCCGCGCCAGCGCCAAAGCCTGCGCGGCCTGTTCGGCATCGAGCTGGCCATCCTCGGCGTCATCGCCTCGCTGATCGCCCTGGCCGGCGTGCAAACCTGGCGCCTGCACCAGGCGCAACTGCAGGCCGCAGACATGCGCACCGCCCTGCAGACAGACCGCCGCCAAGCCGCCGAAGCCCTGGCCGCCGCCCACGC